GTTCTATTTGTTATATCTTGCATAGTAAGGAGGTTTATCAGTGAATAAAAAAATAATTTGGAATATTGTATTTGATAATATAGAAAGGGGAAAAAATGAAACAACTGATAATGCCATTAAAAGAAGTCAAAAGTAGAATATTAAAACTAGAAAACAGTTTGGAATTAGAACTTACATTAAAGAAAATAAATTTTGAAAAAACGCAACCCAGATCAAGCAAAATACAAAGTGTTTTAGTTTCTAAATCTTCAAAAATATTCGATAAATTTACTCATTATGTTATTAAAGATGTTGAAAGGGATAATAAAATATTGCTATTACAAAAAGAATTATTAAGCTATGAAAAGTATTATTTTGATGAAATAGCAAGGATGTTAAAATATGAAGATATTACATTAATAATTTATTTGAGAGAAGAAGAAAAATTATCTTGGAAACAAATTGATAGCATACTTAATAACGGAACTGATTATTCTAGAAAAAAATATGAAGCATACAAAAAAGAAGCTAAAAGATAAAATATATCCGTTTTTATCCGATTTAAATATGTTAAAATGCTAACATGGAATAATATTAATTAGAAATGAGAAAGCACTTTTGGTGCTTTTTTTGGAGGTTTATGGCAAAGGAATGGGCAAAGAAATTTTATCAATCTAAAAACTGGATAAGTGCTAGAAATTACATAATGCATAAATATCATTATATGTGTCAATGTTGTAAAGAAAAACCCGCTGATATAGTTCATCATATTATTTGGCTTAATCCAAATAATATTAATGATCCAACCATTACTTTATCAGAAGATAATCTTATTCCAGTATGCAGAGAATGTCATGCAATTATCCATGAAGGCGTAAATGCAACTGTAGGTAATTTAGCATTTGATTCAAGTGGACAGTTAATAGAAAGGAATATATATGGTTTTAAGAGTTATAACAAATAATACATTTTTAGATTATGAATTAAAAGAGAAGATAGATAAAAAATTATTAACTTCCGCAATAGATAATCAGAGTACAATTATGATAGAAACAAAGCAAGAAACAATTGTGTTCATAAATGTAATTAATATAATATCATTAGAAATATTTGATATACCCCCTATATCTTAAAAAGTGCTATATATTATAAACCGCGCGATGAACCTTTTTAAACCTCGAAATTGAAAAATCATGTGAGGGGGGTGAAAGGAGAAATAAAAAATGAAAAAGAAGAATAAAGATATTTCATTAACATTAATAAATGGACCTAATGATCCTCAAACTAGAGAAAAGATTGAACAAGAAAAAATAGCAAAAAAGATTATTGCTATTAGAAAAGGAAGAATTACAAAAGAACAAAATAAACTGAAAAAATTGTATTCTTCGGTTTCTAAAGAAAAAGAACACATAGTTAAGAAACTCATAGATAGAGCTTCTTTTCTTTTGATTTTATCTGAAGACATGGAAAAAGAAATAAAAAATGGTGAGTTGTTAACGTTGACAATTAATGCTAGTCAACAGTTTGTGAAATCTCATCCGCTTTTAAAAGATCATAGAGATACAGTTAAATCATATCAAACAGTATTAAAACAGTTATATGATCTAACAAAGAATGATTCATCATCTAATGACGAAGATGATGAATTAAGAAAATTCTTAGAGCAATGAATTATATAACTACATATTATAATCTTATTAAAAGTGGCAAAATACTAGTTTCAAAGAAAATTTTAAAACAGTATGAAAAAATTATATATGATTTGAATAATCCTGGAAAATATCATTTTGATATAAAAAAAGCAAATAGACCAATTCAATTTATTGAAACCTTTTGTAAGCATTCAAAAGGACAATGGGCAGGAAAACCAGTCATTTTGGATTTATGGCAAAAAGCATTAATTCAAACTATATTTGGTTTTGTTGATGATAAAGGATTCAGAAAATATAGAGAAGTATTTATTGTGGTGGCAAGGAAAAATGGTAAATCAACTTTATTGAGTGCAATTGGTTTATATATGCTTTTCGCAGATGGTGAAGGTGGCGCGCAAGTATGTTGTGTGGCCTCTAAAAAGGATCAAGCAAAAATAGTTTTTGAAGAAGCAAAAAATATGGTTGCTCAAAGTAAACTTTTAAAAAAACATATTAGAAAAAGAAAAGGTGATTTATATGTTGATTTGACATTTAGCACTTTTGAGCCGTTAACAAGTGATTCTAATACACTTGATGGATTAAATATGCATTGTGGAATACTTGATGAAGTGCATGCTTGGAAAGATAGAAATGTTTATGATGTAAGCAAACAGTCTATGGGAGCAAGACAACAACCTTTGCTTATATCAATATCTACAGCAGGTTTTGTTAGGGAAAATATATATGACTCACTATATGAACATTCCGAAAATAATTTGAATGGCTTAATTGATGATGAAAGATTTATTTCTTTTATTTATGAATTGGATTCAAGAAAAGAATGGATTAATCCTAAGGCGTATATTAAAGCGAATCCAGGATTAGGCACAATTAAATCTCAAGAGTATCTAGATGAGCAAGTTAAAAGAGCAAAAAATGACAAAAGTTATTTGCCAACTGTTTTAACTAAGGATTTTAATATAAGAGAAACAGCGGTTGGGGCTTGGTTATCTTTTGAAGTTGTAGATAATAAAAGTACGTTTGAAACAAAAAATTTATCTGGATGCTATGGAATTGGTGGAGTTGATTTATCGAGTGTTGGTGATTTGACATGTGCTTCATGTTTGATAAGAAAAAATAATGAGTTATATCTCGCTCAAATGTATTTTATTCCAGAAGAAAAAGCAAAAAGAAAAGAAGAAGAAGATCATGTTCCATATAAATTGTGGAAAGAGCAAGGTTATATTAAATTTTGCCATGGCACTATGGTAGATTTTTCTGATGTAACAGATTGGTTCAATGAACTAAGAGATAAATATAAAATATATACCGTTTGGGTAGGATATGATCCATGGGGTGCAGCACAATGGATTGAAGAAATGAAACAAAATGGCTATGTATTGGAAGAAGTAATTCAAGGAGCAAAAACAATGTCAACTCCTATGAAAATATTAGCAGCTGATCTAGAAGCTAAAAAGTTAAATTATAATAATAATCCTATCTTAAAATGGTGTTTAACGAACACTCAAAAAGAAGTCGATAAAAATGATAACATAAGACCTGTTAAAGGTAAAAATGCAAAGCAAAGAATAGATGGTGCTGTATCACTTATCGATTCTTATGTAATATATCAAAGACACTATGAAGATTTTTTGAATTTATAAAAGGAGGTAAAATGGGAATTTTTAAAAGGAAAAACATAAACCTAGAAAAGCAAAAAGAAAAGAAATTAACCGAAACATTTAAGTTTTTAAACACCTACTGTCCAATCTTTTCAACATATAATGGTGGTTTATATGAAATGGCTTTAACACGTAGTTGTATTGATAAAATCGCTACACAATGCAGTAAATTGTATCCAGAATTTACTACAAATACAAACTACAAAAAAGTAAAATACATATTGCAAAACAAACCCAATAGGTTAATGAGTTTACAACAATTTATATATAGACTTGTCACAATTTTATTAGTTGAAAATAACGCATATATTGTTCCGATTTATCAAAATGATTTAGAAGAAGTTATTGTAGGTTATTATCCTGTTAGATACGAAAATTCTAAAATAATAATGTATGACGGAGTGGAATACTTAAAATATATGATAAATAATGAAACATTTGTAATCGAATATGATCGAGTCGGATGTTTAAAAAGATATTATTATAAAAAAGAATATATAGGTGAGTCTAATTCACCTTTGAAATCAACATTAGATTTAATATCAACGCAAGAACAGGGAATAAAAGAAGGAATTAAAAGTGGTGCGATGATCAGGTTTCTTGCTAGATTGGGAATAGTTCAAAACCCAGAAGCAATAAAAAAAGAACAAACTCGTTTAAAGAATGAACAATTATCAATGGAAAACAATGGTGGAATATTGATATTTGACAATAGATATTCTGATATAAAACAGGTAGATAGTAAACCATTTATTGTTGATAAAGATCAGATGGAGCAAATTAAACAAAATGTGTTTGATTATTGGCATTTAAGTGAAGATATTTTGCAAAATAAGGCATCAGAAGATAGTTGGAATTTGTTTTATGAAGATGTTATTGAACCTATATCTATACAATTAAGCCAAGTATTTACTAATATGATTATTAATCAAAAAGATATCGAAAATAATAATTATAGAATAACATTTGAGGCAAATAAGTTGCAATTTGCAAGTAATAATACAAAACTCAATGTTAGCCAACAATTATTTGACAGAGGAATACTTAAAGTAAACCAAGTAATGGATATTTGGAATTTGCCACACGTGCCTGATGAAGAAGATAAACGATTTATAAGAAAAGAATATACAGAAGTTATAAATTTAGATAAAGTTATTTCTGAGGAGGTGAAAACTAATGAGTGAAAGTAAAGAAGATAAAATTTTGAAAATTAAACTTGATGATGTTCATACAAAAAAATATTTAGATAATTTATATAAAAAAACTTATAAAGGAAAAAAAGTTGTTTTTGTATTATTATCTGGAAAGGAAATAGTATATGAAAAATAATAAAGAAGTTAGAATGATATGTACTGACTTAGAAGTTAGAAGTAATGTTGAATCAAATGAAATGATTGTTGAAGGATATGCTGTTAAATTTGATAGTCCAGCAACGCATTATGGTTTGACTGAAATAATTAAAAAAAGTGCATTTGATAATTGCAATATGAAAGATGTACCTTTGAAATACAACCATGACGATTCTCATTTGATAATTGCTAGGACAAGAAATGGATCTTTAAAGTTATCAATTGATGATATTGGATTGAAGATTAGAGCTACATTAATAGATACGACATCAAATATAGATGTGTATAAATGTTTGAAAGCGAAACTTTTAGATAAAATGAGTTTCGCTTTTACTGTATCAGAAGAACAATGGGATTTAAAGACTGATACAAGAACAATAACTGGTATCGACTGCTTGTATGATGTAAGTATAGTGGACATTCCATTTTACGATACAACAGAGATATATGCTCGTGCTTTAAGTACACTGGATAGTGAAAAGAAGAAATTGGATAATTTAAGAGCTCAAAGAATGCGTATGAGAAGATCATTAGCATTAAAAATTAAACTTAATTCTATGAAGGAGGATATTTATGACATTAGAAGAAGTTAAAAAGAAGTTAGAAGAGATTCTTACAAAACTAGAAGGCAATGAGGATTTAAGTGAAGAAGAAATAACTGCTCTAGAAAAAGAAGCAGAAAAATTGGAAGAAGAGAAAAAATCTTTAATTGCAAAAGCAGAAAAGAGAAGTTTAACTCTTAAAAAAATTAAACGTGGTTTAGGAGAAGAAGTAGAAATTAATGAAAATAAGGAGGAAAGAAAAATGAATCAAGAAGAAGATGTTAGAAACTCAAAGGAGTATAGAAGTGCATTCTTAAAAAAGTTACAAAGGAAGGAATTAACAGATGAAGAAGAAAGAGCGTTGACAACAGGAACTAGTTCAGTTGGTGCTGTTATTCCAACCATTACTCAAAATTTAATAATTGAAAAAGTATTCCAAAATGCACCATTATTAGAAGAAATAACATTGTTAAGAGTTGATGGGAATGTCACATTTGCTGTTGAAAGCACAGTAAACGATGCAGCAATTCATACAGAGGGAGCAACAATAACTGAAAGTGGGGATGTATTGGTACCTGTGTCTTTAGGTCAATATGAAGTAAATAAATATATTACTATTTCAAAATCTGTATCAAAAATGAGCATTGATGCGTTTGAAACGTGGATTACAAAAATGTTAGGAAAAATGATTGCAAAAGCTATTACTAATTTAATTATCAATGGTACAGGATCAAGTCAGCCAAAAGGTGTTGAGAAGGCAAATAAATGGGGTGAAACAAACTCAGTAACTGTAGGCAAAACAGCATCATTAACCGAAGCTAATGTATTAACTTTAGTTGGTCTATTAAATGGTGCGTATGATGAAAATGCTAAATGGTTAATGAGCAAGAAAACTTTATTAACTGATTTTAGACCATTACAAGATAAATCAAAGAATGATTTGGTTGTAAAAGAAAATGGAAAATACTTTATTGAGGGTTATGAAGTTATGCTTGATGAGAGAGTAGCACTTCATGATGCATACCTTGGCGATTTTACAATGTATGTTGGTAACTTGGGTGAAGATATAACTGTTGATCAAGATAAGAAATTATCAGCTAACTCATTCGAATTTCTTGGATCAGCTATGTTTGATGGAAAACCAGCGATTGGTGAAGCATTTGTTAAATTAACTAAATCAACAACTGCTTAGTAAGGGAGGTAAAGGCAATGCTTAATACAGTTAAAATTGCATTGAGAATTAATAACAATGCGTATGATAAGGAAATTGAAAGTTTAATTGGTGCTTGCAAAAAGGAACTGGAATTATCAGGCATTGCCTCTTCTAATATTAACGAAAAGGATGAATTGATTTGTCAAACTATAATAACTTATTGCAAAGCAAATTTTGGATTGGATAATGTAGATTCTGAAAAATTACAAAAATCATATGAATCAGCAAAAATATTTTTATGTATGAATTATAATCAAAAAATTGAAAAGGATAGTTCAGATGTATAAAGATGTCGGTTATATTATGTGCGAAAAAAGGACATTTGATAAGCACAACAAACCAAGGGTAACATATGAACCTAAAATTTTTTATTGTAATGAATTAAGCATTGGACAATCAGAATTTTATCAATCATCTTCAGTAGGTCTTAAGCCAGAAATAAAATTGGAAGCAAGATTATTAGATTTAACTGGCATAACACACATTAAATATAATGATAAACTTTACAAAATCTTAAGAACATACAAAAATGGTGATAAAATCGAAATAACATTAACATCTGTAATAGTGGAAAATAAGTAATGTATGGCACTGAAATAAAGTTTGTCGATACTTCTAAAGAATGTATTCAAATGATGAAAAAGTTATCAAAAGATGCTTTTAAAAAATGTGGAAAAGAAATTAATGAAAAAATAAAAGAAAAAATTCCAGTAAAAAGAGGATATTTTCAAAAAAGCATTAAGGCATGGGCAAAAGTTGACAACAAAACGGGTGATCCATATCTTGACATTGGTTATTTAAGCCGCTCACAAATGAGAAAAAAGTATGGCATTAAATTTTTCGTTAATGCAACTTGGTTTGAATTTGGTACAAAACCACATTCTATTCAAACCGTTCAATTGCAAAATGGTGGTAAATTGACATATGAACTGCATGATAACAATGCTAAATATGGATATTTAGTATCGCATCCTGGAATGACTAATAAAAATTTTCTTAGAAATACAGTGTACGATAATGTAGATGAGATACATGATACTTTGATGGAAAATTTAAAAACTTTGGAAGAATACATTATTGAAGAGGGCATGAATATTAATATAGGAGGAGATGAGGAAATTGAGTGATGAGTTTGTAACGCAATTTATAAAAAAAATGAATACAATTATATCAACTTATTATGAAGAAGCTCCGAATGATGCTACTTATCCATATGCAGTTGTGCCAAGTTTAGTTATTAATAGTATTGATTATGGATATCGAGCAATTATTGATGTTGAATTTTATGTTAATGATTTATCGGATTCAAATATAGAAGAGTTAAATGATAATTTAAGAAATGAACTAGACCAATTTACTTTTTATAACAATAAAGTTGGTTTTCATATTAACTATGATGGTTCTATTTTGTCTAAACAAGTAGAACAGGACTTTACTTATAGAAAAGCAACTTTCATTGCAAAAATATTTTGAAGGAGGAATAATTATGTTAGTTGTTTTATCAGAAAATGATAAGAAAAAAATACAAATTGATGAAGGTATAGTTGTTGTTGATTATGGAGAAACAAATGAAAAGGTATTAGGCCCAACACGTGGTGGTGTTGAATTTGTCGTTACTCCTTCAATAAGAGATATCGAGTTTGATGGAAAAAAAGGTAAAACAAAAGGAATGCAATTAAAAGACGGAGAAGATGTTTCAATAAAAGTTAAGTCATTATGCTGCTCTTTAGATAGTTTAAAATTAGCAATTCCTGGTGCTACTGTTGATACTTCCAAATCAAAACTTACACCAGGTAATTTTGGAATTATACCGGATAATGCATATTTAACTAATATTGCAGTAATTACTAAAATGCTTGATGGTACTTTTACAATATTAAAAGTTTTATCACCAATGCATGAAGGAAGTTTTAATTATAAAGGTGTTCAAAAAAATGAAAATGAACACAGTTTGGAATTTATAGGTCATTATGATCCTACAAGTTCTTCAGAAGAATGTATATGGAATATTACTACAAGTAATGAAAATCCATTAACTGCTTAAAATTTACTCCCTCTTTTCTTATTAAATAAGTTAAGAGGGATTTTTTTTGAAATAGGAGGGAAAAGATGAAAATAAATACAAAAATATTATGCAAAATTTCTTTAATACTAAATAAAATGGGAATATCTTCTTTAATTACAAAATTAAATATTGAAACAGGCAATGAGGAATTTGACAAAAAAGAACTTGTTAAGGAACTTTTTGCTTTGATAATAGATAATTTATATAAAGCAGAGGAACAAATAATTGAATTAATTTCTCAAGTTAAAGAAATTTCTGTAGTAGAAGCACAAGATGTTGATGTTATTGAATTTATTAAAGAACTTTTAAATAACGAAAAAATTCAATCTTTTTTAAAATTTGCGTAGGATTTGGGACTCCAGGTATTCTACGCCTGTGTTACAAAAATTATGGAGGAATTGATTTCTTTTATGACAAAGATTATGAACTTTTTATTGATTGTTTAGAATATGCTATTCAAAAAGAAAATGAAGTGCCAACATTGATTAATTTAATATATAGTAAATTATTCAATGCTGAAGAGTCATCAACTATTAATAGGAAAATGAGAACAGCAGAAGAAATAAAGAAAGATTATGGAATGAGGTGATAATGTGGCAAATATATTTAGCTTATTTGGTTCTATTTTTGTAGACAATGAAAAGGCAAACAAGGCAATAGATGAAACAACAAAAAGAGGTAAAAAAAGTAGTGAAACATTTTCAGAAACTTTTTCTAATGTTGCAAAAAAAACTGTAGCGATTGGAACAGCGGTGGTAGGTGCTGCTTCAACAATTGTAGGTGGATTATATTCAATGACTAAAGCTTCATCCGATACATTAGGGGATTTAGATGATATTTCTCAAAAAGTTCAAATGAATGCTGAAACATTTCAAGAGTGGGATTATGTTGCAACACAAAGTGGTGTAACTCAAGAAAAACTCGCAAATGCTATGGTAAAACAACAAAAAGCATTTGCTGATGCACGAGAAGGATCTAAATCATTGCAAGAAGCTTATAATCGACTGGGAATTGACATTAATAAAGTAGGTGATTCAAGTGAGGCATTTGATCTTGTAATAAATAAACTTGCTGATATGGAAGATGAAACCACAAGGAATGCCATTGCAAATGATATTTTTGGAAAGTCATATGCTGATTTGAATACAATATTAAATCAAGGAACTGATGGAATAAAAAATATAAAACAAGAAGCGCATGATTTGGGAAAAGTAATTGATAATGAAACTGTTGCAGCCGGTGCTGATTTCGGTGACCAAATAGCAAGAGTAGAAACTGCATTTTCTTCACTTGCAACAAAACTCGGGGCAAAATTATTTCCAATAGTAAATAAACTATTGGATTTTATTTTGGATAATTTACCAGTTATACAGCAAATGTTTGACATGCTTGCTCCTGTACTTATTGATTCACTTGATAAAATAATGCCAGTGTTTATTCAGTTTGCTGAAGAAATACTTCCAATTATTATGGATTTAGTAGTTCAACTAATGCCAACAATTACTGCAATAATTCAAGAGTTGTTACCGATATTCACAGAAATATTAGGCATAATCTTGCCGCCATTGATTCAAATAATTCAAGAATTACTACCAATTTTACTTCCAATACTTGAAGCATTATTGCCGTTATTAATGCCTCTTTTGGAATTGTTGTCATATTTGTGTGAAACTGTTTTAAAACCGATTATATCAACAATAACAGGAATAGCAAATGTTATAAGTAAAGTTTTAGTTACTGCGCTTCATGCTTTAAGTCCTGTTGTGCGTGGAATAAAAACAATATTCGAGGATGTTTTTGGTGGGATTTACAATATTGTTAAAACACCGATTAACTTCATTATAGATGGATTAAATGTGTTTGTTAGAGCATTAAATAAGATAAAAGTTCCAGATTGGGTACCTTTAGTAGGTGGAAAGGGTATAAACTTACCATTGATTAATAGATTACGTGTTGGTATCGAGAATGTTCCGTATGATGAGATGCCAGCTATATTGCATAAGGGCGAAACAGTACTTGATAAAGAAGAAGCACAAGAATATAGAGATAAAAAAACAAAAGAAAAAAATAATCAATCAATTGTATACAATTACTATAATACAATTCAAATTGATAATTTAAAATGTGAAAATGAAAAGGATATAAAACGTATTGCAGAAGAATTATATTATTTGCAGAAAAGGAGTGAGGTTTAATGGAATCATTTAAATTTAATAATGTTTCTAGTGATTCTTTGAGTTTGATAGTTAAATCAATGCCACTTGTTCCAAGAGCGCAAAAAAATATTGAATCAATTGAGATACCTGGAAGAAATGGAAAATTATATATTGATAATGAAAACTACTTAAGTATAAATTATACGATTAATTGCATTTCTTTAGACAAAAACAAAATAGATGATATTAAATCTACTTTTCAAGGTAAAGGCAAATTGACTTTATCGAAGTATAATGATAGGTTTTGGAATGCTACAATAAAAAATCAAATTGATTTTTCAAAATATTTAAATTACTTAAATGAATTTCCACTTCAATTAGAATTGGATCCTATTGCTTATTCTATCACTGAAACAGTAGAAACAATATCAACTGATGGAATTATTAATGTTGGAGGAAATTCTATTGTATATCCTTTGATAAAAGTTAGTGGAGTTGGTAGTTTCTCAGTTAATGGTTACGAAATTACTGTTAGTGAATCGAATATAAGTATTGATTGTGATTTAATGAATTGTTTTAATGGCTTGATATCAAAAAATGATAAAGTCATTTTAAGTGAGTTTCCTAAACTTACACCAGGAAATAATCCTATTTTGCTGGGCGATGGTGTTACATCAATTGAAATTAGATATAGAAAAGGTTGGGTATAGTCAATGATTGTTATTTATGATTCAAAAGAAACATCTTTTTCTAGTTTGGGGCTTGGTATTCTTAAAGATTTTAAATCCAATCCATTAATTACTGAGGAATTAAAAGGATCTTTTATACTTGAATTCGATTATGCAAAAGAAGGATTTTTAAGTGATAAACTTGTTGAAGGAAATTTGATAAAAACGAATCATCAAATTTTTAGAATAAAAAGTATTACGAAATCAATGTCGGATTCAGACAAAATATCGATACTTGCACAACAATATTTTCAATATGATATGTCTTCTAACTTTTTAGAAGACGTTGCACCAACAAATTTAAATGCACAGTCAGCAATTAGTTGGTTATTATCAAAAGCAAAAATATCAAATAATTTCGAAGTGAATGGTGATTGTACTTTTTCTTCAAGTGCAAGATATGTAAGAAAAAATGTAATAGATGCAATTTACAATGCTGATAATTGTATTTTTACAAGGTTTGGAGGCGAACCGGAATTTAAACTCAATAAAGTATTCATTCACTCAAAGCGTGGTAAAGACAATGGTTTTTCAATTCGAAAAAGAAAAAACTTAAAGGGAATTGAATTTAATTTGGATTTTTCAACAGTTGTTACTAAAATTTTGCCACAAGGAAATGATGAACTATTATTAGATGATTTGTATGTTGTTTCTTCTAAGTTAAATGATTATTATCAACCATTTTATAAAAAAATAGATTTTAATATTGGTATGGATGAAGAAACAACAGAAGTAGAAGCAAAAGAAAAATTAAAAAGTGCAGCAGAAAAGTTGTTTGAAACAGGAATAGATATTCCTGAAATATCTATAAAAATAGATTTTATAGAATTATCAAAATGTGTAGAATATGAAAAGTATAAAAATTTAGAAACTTGCTCTTTAGGTGATACCGTTAAAGTTATTGTTCCAGAATTTAATATTAATACTTCCGCAAGAGTAGTAAAAACAGTATTTGATGTTCTTTTAAATAGATTTGTCCAACTAGAATTAGGAACTATCAAAAAAAACATTGTGACAAGTCAAAAAGATACAATTAATAATATTAAAAATACTTTGGAAAATCCAACTAGTATTTTGAGTATGGCCAAAAATCAAGCAAGTGATATTATTAATCATCCATTTGGGGGTAATTTATTCATTGACAAAACAAATGGTAGATTATATTTAATGGACACTAAAGATCCTAAAACAGCAGAAAATGTATGGCAGTGGTCATTAGGTGGACTTGGCTATTCAAAAAATGGTATAAATGGTCCATATGATCTGGCAATAACGCAAAACGGAAAAATTGTCGCTGATTTTATTACTACAGGTAAATTAAATACAAATGTTATTGAGGGATATGAATCATTGATTACAGCTGTTAAGTCAATTAAGAATTTAACAGATTACATTAAGACAAAGCAAGGAACAACAAGCATAGAATTGCTTAAAACACCTGATAGCACAGGTGCAATAAATAAATTATCAATTAAAAACTTCAATTTACAAACGTTGTATCCAGACATGGCATATCCATCAGATTATACTTATCCGGGCGTATTAAACTTTTACACATTAATAATATCAAACGAAAAAGTTATTTATAGTCCATCACTTCCAACAGCCAACAACCAAATCGAATTGTATAATGTCGGTGGAATTAGTGGTAAATTTTATAGATGTGTTGATAATGTATGGACGGAACAAACAAATTTAGACAATATAAAATTTATATATATTAATTCACCATTCCCGTTGCAAACATTAACGACAACAACAGGTGATACTGTTTATGATGAGCTAATTTTTGAAGATAATCAAGTATCTATAATACAAAGATTAGATTATGATGAAGAAAATAATCTCGAAGTATTAGAAACACCAGTTACTTACAATTTGGGTGAAATGCTAGTACCAACTTTTGAAACTAATACTTATATTACGGCGAAATATTGGACTAATCTAAATTATGAATGTACATATATTGAAAAAAATGAGTTTACTTCTTCATTTACAACTAAAAATGAAACAAATGCTTTAATGAGTATTACGAATGAAATAAATTTAAAAGTTGAAAACAAATGTGGGAAAGATGAAGTAGTAAATCAGTTAAACATTAGTAAAGATTTAATTGAAATAAAAGGTAATAGATTTGTACTTGATGCTGACAATATCAAAATTGACAAATTTGGAAATATTTTATTGTCTAATGGAGCTAAGGTATTAGGTGAATATGGTTTACTTTCTTCAATAATAGTAGAGAGCAATATAATGTCGAGAAGCTTTATAGGTGGTAATATGATACTTCCTATGGGATATTCACAATATGAAGAAACTAGCAGTGGTTCAATAACGACGATAAAAGATTCATTACAGTTACAATTTACAATTCCAAAAGGTTTTAAAATAATGAGTGCATTTATATTGTTAGAGCATATGCCAACAAAATATAAAGATGGTACAACATTAAAGTACACTGGTACATCAAAAAATCTAAAACTATATAGAGCAACTAATTATTCAGCCGGTACTTTTGTAATGGATATAACACGTTATGTAACTAATAATAGTGAAATAAATTATTCAGAAGTTCCTAACGCTTTTGGAGTAAATGGATTTAGCGGTTCAAGTTCAGGTTATACAAGTAAACAATCAATAAATATAAAAGATTTTATAACAACTTCAGATACTGAAGATTCATTTAATATGTTCAAAATAGAAACTTCTAATTCATTAGTTACAAGTTTAGCCGCAATGTATCAAAACACAGGAGCATGCAAAGCAACACTGATGATAATGGGATATTCTAGTTTTGAATAAAAAATAAATTAAAATAGGAGGAAAAAATATGATAACAAACGTAAGTTCATTACTTACTTACTTACTTACAGGGAAGGAGGTGCAGTTATTTAATAATTGTACCTCTTATAAGAAAGGGGGCAAGGCATAAAAATATTACTTGCTCTCTAAGAGGTGCATGTCTATGAGTTTGAAAAATTACCCAGATATGACAACACCGCTAAATGCAGAAAACTTAAAATTACAACCTAAAACAGAAAAAACGTCAAGTAATAACGATGTTTATAGTTGTAATTATATAAATGCTAATACAATTCCAGTGATAAACTTCAGTGGTGATTTTAACGATTATAAAGAAACCGCTATAGGTCAATGTCAAATGTCTACTAATAAGCCACCAACAGATGCAAATTATTTTTATGGAACAATAATAGTGATAAAGTTTGGAAGTGCTTATTGCAGTCAACTTGCAACTGATATTAATAGTGGAAAAATGTATAATAGAGCATTAGTAAATGGTAACTGGACAGCATGGAAAGAAGTTCAACTAAATGCTTTATAAAAAAAATAGAGGGCAAGATTAAATGCCGAAAATGTGGAAAAAATCAATTTTACAAATTATCCAAATACGGATAAACCTATCAATGCGGAAAATTTAAATCAAATGCAAAACAATATAGAAAATGAAATAAAAGAAAGCAGATTAAAAAGTGCTATATTAGTTGCATTAAGTGAAAATAAAAGTTTAACTGTTTCGACTGAGTGGAGTGATATTACAATACCATTTAACAAGGTTTTAAGAAAAATCGGAGATGGTTTTTCACTTAATACTTCAACAGGTACCATCACAGCATCCGAAAATGTAAAAAATGTAAAAGTTACAATTGGAGTAAGGGTTAATAACAATATTTCGGGTAATGTATATCCAAGAATTTATAGCCAATCAGGAATTTCTAACTTTACTGAAAGTGGAGATAAAAATTCTGGTCAAATAAAAAATGAAACAATTGATAAATGTGATACTTCAAAAACTATTCAAGGTGGCTTTAGATGTAGTGCTACTGGCGAAGTGATAATTACTGGTTCAGAACAATATACATACATGCTAGTTGAAGAATTATAACTCATAGATTTAATTTAAATAACAAAATAATATGAAAGATTTTATAAATTATCCAAATAAAACAACACCATTAAATAGCGATAATTTAAAATTACAAGAAAGTGGTTCAAATGAAAATGGCAATTGGATTAAGTATAGTGACGGTACTATGAAAACATACCAAAATGTGGATATTACATTATCTGTTACTGAAGCGTGGGGTGGAATATTTGTAGGAAATTATGCAACACCAATTAATTTTCCTCAAACTTTTAAAGAGCCACCAGAAGTGCTAATTGATTTAAAGTTTACTCAAGGTGCTGGTTGGCGAGTTGACTGGGATTTTCCTGTTATAACTAATTCCAGTATTAAAAATATTGGGGTTGGAAGAGGGACTTCTACTGATACGTCAAAATTTAAGGCCACAATTTTTGCAATAGGAAAATGGAAATAATAAAGAAAGGATAAAGAAAATGGAAAAAATAAAGAAGTATAAAGAAATATATGCATTTATTACAATAATCATTGGAATTTTATCTGGTGCATTTGTGATTTTACATAATATTTTAAATAAATATGATGAAATACTAGATAATTTAAAAACAACACAACAAATGAGTTTAAAATCGGTTATATGGAATGATAATATTCCACTAGCTGAAAGGTCATCTGCTTGTGATGTTTATTTAAGTAATGGTTATAATAGTTTAACAAAAAAACATTGTGAAATGATTCTGAAGGAGGAATAATTATGATTAAAATAATAATTGGTTTAGTAAGTGTAATGATTGCAAATGTCTTATTAGGAGTAACACTTGCTAAACTAAAACAAGAGTTCAAAAAAGAAAAATTATTGAGTGGCTTAGTAAAATATTTAGGAATAGTCTTAGGTGTATTACTTATGTATTTAACAGGTTATTTAAATCCGGATATTGTAGTTGCAAATATAAATAACGTAGAAGTTAATTTAATGACTGGTATAGAAGTTTTATTTATTTCAGGTATAATTTACTATGGTATGCAAGATTTAATTAAATTGAAGAATTTATTAGGATTATCAAACGATATTACTCCCACCGATGAAGGGAGAGGATAACATGCAAAGAGCGATATTTCCGATACTAAAAACTTGGGAAAGTCAATCTATGTATACTGGTTCTCATACAGATACAAAGGCAATAGATTTTGGAGTTTTAAATCCATACAATGACAAAGAACTAAAAGCACCTTTCGATGGTAAAGTGGTACATGTGGATCCACAAAATCTGGGAGGAGGAATAGCATTCGAAAGTTTAAATAAAGTTAAGTATGTGAATGGTACAGAAGATCATATGACTTTGTGGACAGGTCATGATAATAACCCGCCAAAAGTAGGTACTATATTTAGACAAGGAGAAGTATATTCCCACATGGGTACGGCTGGGGGGGTAGCAATACATTGTCATTTAGAAGTACAAAAAGGTAAATTTAAAATGCCTACAAAGATTACTTCGCAAGGAGCATATTTATTAGATAATGCAGTAGAACCATTTAATGCTTTATTCTTAAATAAAGATGGTTTGATTAAATATAGTAAATACAAATGGACATCATTACCGAAAATAGAAGTAACGACAGTTGTAGAAAGAAATGAGAATATATCTCAAATAAGAGTAATAATCGATAATTTGAGAGTTAGAGCAGAACATAGTACAAATAGTAGTGTAATCGGTTTTGTTCAAAATAAAGGTATTTATAATGATTTAGAAACTTATAATGATGGAACTTATATATGGCATAGAATAGATAAAGAACAATGGATTGCTGATAATGGAGAGTGGTTAGAGGTACTACCAGTTACTGACTACAAGAAATTATATGAAAGTAAGCTTAGTATGATTGAAAGTTTAAACAAACAAATTTCGACACAAAATGACACGATAAATAATTTAAATGAAAAATTAAGTAAAATTAATGAATTATCAAGAATATGAAAACAAGTAGGGAATTAACTCTACTTGTTTTTGTTATTTTCTAAATTTGTATAGTGATTTTTATATACCATTTATATACCATTTTATTAATATTGTATTTTTTTTAATTAGTAACAAAAAGTAATAATTCCTTATAAAATAAGACAATTTAGTAGCAAGAAATATTTGCAATTCATTTTTTTTAATACCTAGAGTATTTGAACTGGAACTTGATGAAGTTTTTAAAGATATGTTTAATAAATTATTTAAAAG